AACTTTAGTGAACGGAGCTGATAAAGTAGTAGTTCTTCCAAATAATTCATCGTAGTCTGAATCACCTAAATTTAAAAAATCTTCCATGTTTTGTTTTATGCGCGTTAACTCAGTCAACGTATTTTCATAAAAAGATCTAGGAAGTTTTGAAGCGTCATCTTGTTCATCTATTAACGCGTCGCGAGTAGCTTCAGGAAACACAGAAGGATCCATTGCCATCAAGGCTTCGTTCAGTCCAGTAATAACGTCTGCGCCTTGACGTTGCGCTGCTGAGGCCAAATCGTCTGGAAGTTTGGCTGAAGCAAGTCTAGAATCCAATGTTCCAGTTATTTTATTTTCTTTTTGTTGCGATTGAAGACCCAATAAGATAGCTAAAGCCGCCGCGGCCGAAACGGTATTTTTTATAGCTCTATTTCCCATATCACCAGCTACGCTCACGATTCCCAAAAGAGCTTTTACTGCTAAAGAAGTTTTACGTAAAGGTTCTACAATGACAGACTCGTACGTCGATTCTACTTGTCTCAAGATTCCTTGTGATCGTAAAAAAACTCCTCGCGCGGTGTCTAAAGTAGTTACTACTGTGTCTAAAGCAGTCTCAAACGCAGTAGTTTTATTTATTAACTCTTGAAACGATAGATGAGAAATAACTCTGAACTCTAAATCGTAGTCGTACAAAAAAGATTTCGTGGATTGTCTTTCCATGTCGAACTTAAGAAGTTCGACTATTAGAAATTCTCCGTCTTTGTAGTTCTTGAACACCAACCTAAGATTTTTTGCTGATTTAGCTTCAATTTTTTTATATTCGTAGTAAGCTCGAAACCAATTCCGCAGTCTCAAGAATACTTCGTAACCTGAGCGATACTTTAACTGCTTGGGTTGAAAAATAGCTTCGCCCGTTTTCTTATTTACGCCGCCTTCACCCCTGAAAGGCGCAATTCCAGTGGTACCGCGGATGCTCAGTGTTTTATACCTATTGCCAGAATGTGTTGTAGTTGTACCGCCTTGAGTCGGGCGTATAGAAATAGCAAATTCTTCAGTTTGCTTTATAGATTGGGGAGCTAGAGGCAAAGAGAAGTCAGAGAACGGATTGACTCCAGTGCCATCTAAATTAACAACCGAGAAAGTGTACGGAAAACTTAACTTTAACCAATTAGATGGATCGACCGTACTAAGGATAGACTGTACTTCTTTTGAATTTGGCATCACTGGCATGTTGTTAGAGCTTTTACCAGTGATATCAGCTATTAAGCCTTCTACAGACTGCGTTATGTTGTCGACTAACTGATTTATGGGACTTAAAGACGTGGCCAATGAAAAATCTCCTGTGAATCTTATCTAGGAGTAATTATATCAACCTTACTAGTTCGGTCTTGCTAACAAGTTGTTCTATATAACGCATTGAAATTATTAAAAAATTATAAACTATGCTTTCAATATTATTTGTAGTATATTGTTAATAGGAGATTTTATGAAAAATTATAAATTAACAAACAAGAAAATGAACGACGAGGTCTATAAACTTAGAAGAAAAGTGATTTCTATACTGTATGAAGCCAAAAAATTGTATCCCAGCTTGCCTCATATAGTTGTTAGAGTTACAGAAAATTATGATGGAATACGCGCGCAAGCTCTATTAAATGGGGGTACTATTTGGATTAGTGAAAAGTTTGTTGCATCTCGTCCTACGGTTTTTCACGAGATATTACACGCCGCTTTTGGTCAATCTCATGTAAAAAATTGTCGTTTGATGGGAACTTCCAGCGATCAAAGCTTAACAAAGAAAGAATGTAATAATTTATTTCTGAAGTACGTCCATAACTATGAAAGCAAGTCGTTTATAGCGTCTGCCGCGTCTTGCGCTGAATCGGCGTAACTAGTGATCGTAGCCGAAGATGCTTCCGTAGCTTTTTGTAAGCGAAGAGTGCCTCGGGAAGTATTTCCACGGTCGTTGGCGATTTGGTATCTTCGGTTGTAATAATGTTCAGTTTGTCCAGTATAAGCCGCTAAAATCTGAGTCAATCTGGTGGTTAAAAACGTAGTCCTTGCGGTTCTTTCTGTTGATAAACTAGTGATTCCAGTGTCAGATATATCGGTCGTGACTAAATAGTTAATTAAAAAAGTCTTCGATGTGTTTGCGTTTGTCGTGGCAGTCGCGATATTTGCGACGCCGTCTGGATCTTGATTACCCGATAAAGCTGTTAGTTCTTCGTTTAAACGAGCGATTCTGAAGTTAATCTCGTCTTGGAGCTCGTCTATTAAAAAGTCCATCACGTTTTGAAACGCTGGATTAGAAGCGAGTTTATTAGTTCTTTCGGTGTTCGTGAATCCAGAAAACACCGCGCAATCGGCTCCTGAGTTTATAGTTCCTGCGGGCGCAACAATGACTTGAATTCCCAAAGTAAAATTGTGGGGTGGAGGAACGCCTACCGGAGTGACAGAAGTAATTTTTACTATAGCAGACGTCGTTAAATCTTTTACAGCGAAAAATTGTCCCACAGCGAATGAAGGAGCTGAGACTGCGTCTGTTATACCAAGAGTGGTGGACGCGCCGGTTAAAGACGTGCTCGTCAACGTCGTTGCATTCAAAGTTGGTTGCGGAGTGTATCCGTTTACTAACCTTCCTTCAGTTAAAACTTGATCTGCGATGTGTTGTTGTTCGTTCAATAAAGTTGTGGACGTGTTTCCTCCGTCAAATTCTGGCACTCTGATTATGTCGGTGGCAGGAAGTGTCGGAGTGGTTCTTACAGCAGTATTAAGAGTTGCAGGTCCTACGACGTCGGCCTCAGTGATGGGGAACGTTTGAAAAATTCCTGAAATAGCTTTTCTTTCGTCATTATATTTAGCGATTATGCTGTCGTTATAATAATCAAAAAATTTTTTAAAAGCTCCGTCTGCGATAGCTAATTCTGCAGCACGAGCTGCTTTCGCCGGAATAGAGGCGGTTAACGCATCGGCAAAATTCTGTTGTCTTGCGGCTTCTTTCTGAAGTTGTTGAATCTCTTGAGGAGTTAATATTGGTGCCGGCATTATGGTTGAACCTTTACGGTTAAAGAACCTACAGTTTGCGGCATCGGAGCTACTGGGGGTTGAGTCGTACCAGTTGCGGGCGATGGACCCGCCAAATACGGAAACGTATGCGTATGAGTATTGAAAGCGGTCAACAATTCAGTAAACAACACCGCGAAGTCTGACACTGAAGCTCCCAAGTCTACGAATCCGCCTTTTAGAGAAATCTTATCACCATTACCGTCCAATTCTATTATAGTTTGCCCTTTTTTTAAAATAATTTTGTTATTTTTACCATCTATTTCTACTGTAACAGCCGAATTTGTTGTTATTGTAATCTTATCGTTTTTACCGTCTTCTTCTAATTTTAATCCAGATTTATAAGTGCGTGTCGTTTTTTCGTCTTTAGAAGTTTTAGTCGTGACTAAAGCACTTGCAGAAGGCTTAAAAGATCCCTTCTCAGAATTTGCGGTTCCGCCTTTAACTTGAATCTCTAGTTCTCCGTCTTTATTTATTTCTTCCCGAACCCCGTTGTATTGTCTTAGAGATCTCGGTCCTTGATCTTTTGTGGAACCTATTTGATTAGCGGTGTTAAGTCCGTTGTCTAGAGCGACGATGACGGGAACTCCTTTGTGTCCCTGAATAAATTGAACAAAAACTATGTCTCCGTCGTTGTCGCTCAATCTCGTTTGACTCACTTCTTTTTCTGAAGCTCTAAGAGTTCTTTCCCAATAAGAATCATTCCCGGCTAAAATAGAACTCAATCTGCAATTAGATATGATCTGACCGCTTTTGAATCCACCTAACACCACGCAATCGTACATGACTCTTGGATTAGTTCCGTTAGTGCTTATGTTTGCTGGATCATCGACGTAAATGACTTTCGTCACCATGCACCTATAAAGCAGTACGTCGTTGTTATGCTCAACGTTCTGCCAGGTCGGAGTTGCGTGAGACTGAATCGATCCATCTTCTCGTATCTTCACGTTTTATTCTTTCCTATAGTATTAGATCCGCTTGGGGTGTATTCGCCCTCGCGGTTAAACGGATTGTTTCTTTTTATAAAACTCCCACCGGAACGCAAATCAACTTCTTCAAAACCTCTAGTGACGTGAATGTTTTGAGTCCAAGTTCCAACTCCCTTTTCGTCTACCGAATAAGAGTCAGAATACCCCTCGATATAATATCTTTTTCCGTGCACGTACGGAGTTTTTTCATCAAATTTTAAGCATTTACCCACGCGAATTGAATTTTGTCCCACGACGTTAATTTCTCCAGACTCAGCGAATACCGCGTTGTTCCAATAATCGTACAAAACTTCGTTAAATTCTAATAAAGTTTTAGGGTTACCTTTTCCGTCGGCTCGTTCAGCGTTTTTAACTATAGAGTCGACTGTAACGTGCATGGGTCTAAAACCGTATCTTTTAATAGAATCTTGAACGTGCTTAGGAAACCCGGTGTTCATCAATAAAGAAATGTTGTCTTCTGTATTGATTAAAGAAGTTGCAACTGTCGCTAAAAAAGAATTGTACCTAGCGTGGTTGTCTTCACCTAAATTAAAATCTAAAACGTTTATTGCGTTTAAAGTCAAAATCGGCAAATCTTTGTAATAAGATATATTTTTTCCCACAGTGGGATACTTACTTTTTTCGATCGTGACTGGGAAAC